ATGAATTGGGACAAGATAAAACAAGAATATGAATCCACTGACATTACATTAAAAGCACTAGCTGAAAAGCATAATATAAAGCTTGGCACATTGAAGAGTAGAAAGAGCCGGGAGAGTTGGTCGAGGGGATCGCCTAAAAAGGATGCAACCAAATCGAAAAAGGATGCAACCCTAAAACAGAAGGTTGCAACCAAAAAACGAATAGAAGAACCAACATTTGAGCCTGTTGTGGAGTCGGATGAATTAACCGATAGACAGCGGCTTTTTTGTATTTATTATGTAAAAAGCTTTAATCAAACAATGGCAGCTATAAAGGCAGGGTATTCTCCTGACAGAGCACACGTAACAGGGAGTGAATTAGTAAGGAATCGTAAGGTGGCGGAGGAAATAAAGCGTCTGAAAAGCAGGATGACAAGTGAAGTTTTCTTAGATGCAATGGACGTGCTTAATAAGTACATCAAAATAGCCTTCGCTGATATAACCGACTATGCAACGTTTGGTAAAAAAGAGGTCCAAGTTATCGGTATGGATGGACCTGTTGAAGATGAAGGTGGCAACCCAGTTATGCAAGAAGTTAATTATGTAGACTTCAACGAGTCAGTCACTGTTGACGGCACAATTATAACTGAAGTAAAACAGGGAAAAGACGGTATATCTATAAAGCTCGCTGATAAGATGAAGGCGCTGGAAATGCTAACAAAATATTTTGATCTTCTATCTGATAATGATAAAAAGCGGCTGCAAGAGGAGAAAATCAAAGCAGAAATCACAAAAAAATATGCGGAAATGGCTAAAATTCGTGGTGAAGATGATAATGAGGATTATGAAGATGATGGTTTTGAAGCCGCTCTTGATAGCGTGACAGAAGAGGTGTGGGCTAATGAAGACAACGACACAACGGAAGAGTGAACAACTAGAAAAAGAATTAAACGTACTCATTCCAGCTGATCCGAAGCGTAAAAAGAAGCGGGCTCCATTTAAGTTCAAACCGTTTTCAATAAAACAAAAGAAAGTTCTGACCTGGTGGCGTGATAAGTCTCCTTACAAAGACAAGGACGGCATCATCTGTGATGGCTCTGTACGTGCTGGTAAAACCGTTGTTATGTCACTTTCTTACGTTATGTGGGCGATGGATCGCTTTGACGATGAAAACTTAGGAATGGCTGGTAAAACAATCGGCTCTTTTCGTCGTAACGTGATACGTCCACTCAAACGCATGTTAAAGGCTAGGGGCTACAAGGTGAAGGATCATCGAGCGGATAACATGCTAACGATCACCTATAAAGGTCGAACCAATTACTTTTATGTTTTCGGTGGAAAAGATGAGTCCTCACAAGACTTGATTCAAGGTATTACCCTTGCCGGAATGTTCTTCGATGAAGTAGCACTTATGCCGGAGTCATTCGTCTCACAGGCGACCGCTCGTTGCTCAGTTAAAGGGGCAAAATTTTGGTTCAACTGTAACCCTGCTGGACCATACCACTGGTTTAAAGAGAAATGGTTAGATCAGAAGAAAGAAAAGAACATGCTGCATCTCCATTTCACAATGGATGACAATCTTTCGCTTGATGAAGAAACAAAAGAACGCTATCGCCGGATGTATACAGGAGTATTCTATAAACGGTATATTCTTGGTCTATGGGTGCTTGCAGAGGGTGTCATTTATGACATGTTTCATGATGGTGAGGATGGTCATGTTATCGATGAAGTGCCAGGTAATATCGCTGAATACCAAGTGGTTATTGACTATGGAACCAAAAACCCTACTGCTTTTGTTTTACAAGGTATTACCTATGATGAAAACGGCAAGCGGACATATTATGACTTGAAAGAATATTATTACGATGGTCGCAAAGAAGGCCGACAGAAAACTGATGAGCAGTATTATAAAGATTTACTTGAGTTTTGCGGCGATAAAACAACGGAAGTGATTATCGATCCATCCGCTGCATCTCTCATAGCTGTAATTGAACAAGATGGAAAACTAAATGTAACCCCAGCAGTAAACGATGTAGTTGATGGTATTCGCACAGTAGCTTCCACACTTTCTGAAATGCGACATTTCGTACACCGATCATGTAAAAATGTATTAAGAGAGTTTGCATCTTATGTGTGGGATGAAAAAGCGGCCCAACGAGGCGAGGATAAACCAGTGAAGCAATTTGATCACGCCCTTGATGCTATAAGATATGGTATTTTTACACGCGAGTCAGTAGCAGTACCTACTATTCGCAATCCTTTCGATGATTAAAGGAGGTGAGGAACATAAGCAAAAACTTTTGGCTTAACATGAGCTACAAAGCGTCGATGGTCTCTAGCGCCATCATGATGCTTCACAACGGTCAACCTGCTCAAACCCCTGCTAGGTTCGATAAGCTAGCCAAAGAGGGATTTGAGCGGAATGTGTGGGTCTATCAGTGCGTCATGAAAACAGCTCGTGCCGCTGCTTCGATCCCAATTGTTTTGTATCAAAAAAAGGGAAAAGAGCTCATTGAAATTGAAAAGCATCCGCTTCTCGATCTCTTAAACAAACCGAATAACCATGAATCTGCAATTGACTTCAGAGAAAAGTTAATTGCTTTTTTGTTGTTATCGGGAAACACGTATCAGGAAATGAATGGTCCAAATCGTGGCGCACCAACTGAGTTATGGACCTGGCGACCCGATCGGGTAACAATCATGCCAGGCGGCGAGTATATCAAGGCATTCAGATATTCAGTAAGTGGCAAAGACGTGGATGCACCATATGAAAAAATCATCCACAGCAAGTTCTTTTCTCCGCTAGATGATTTTTATGGGTTAGGTCCAATACAAGTAGCTAGGCAGACTGTGGACATGGATAATGCTACATCTGAGTGGAATACGTCACTTACGCAAAACTATGCTGCACCTAGTGGGTTTTTAGTGACAGACAAATCATTAGCAGAACCTCAATACAACCGTTTCAAAGCGGCCATACGCAAAATGTTTGGAGGGGTAAAAAACGCCGGAAAGCCTCATTTACTTGAAGGTGGCCTTCAGTGGCAACAATTGGGTTTGTCACCCAAGGACATGGATTTCATTCAGTCTCGTAAAATGACGCGGGAAGAAATATGTGCTGTCTTTGGTGTGCCGCCTCAGATTATGGGAATACAGGACAGTTCAACTTATAACAACTACAAGGAAGCAAGAGCAGCTTTCTACATGGAAACTGTACTGCCTACGCTGGATAAGATCATCAGCGGGTGGAATCACAAGCTTGCGCCGCTTTTTGGAGAGAATTTGGTTGTCGGTTATGACACTGATCAAATTGAAGCGTTGCAAGAAACCTCAGATACAAAGTGGGCTCGCTTAAAAGACATGAAAGATATCTTATCTATTAATGAAATCCGTCAGGCTTTAGGATATGAGGATATCGAGGGTGGTAATGTACGCTATGTACCGTTAAACGTCTATCCAGAAGGGGAGGACGCTCCAGACAATATACGAAATCAAGAGGAGTCTAGTGCTAGTGGCGATCCGTTGAAGAAAGCACAGGCTTTTTTTATGAAAGCCGCCGCTGAGATTGAAAGCAAGTCATTAGATGATGAGTATATAGCTGAGTTTGAAAAACAACGTGCGGGATATCAAAAATCCGGTGAACGACTTATCCGCAAACGATTTGAAGCAGAGGGCAAGGCAGTAGTGGCAGCTTATCTGAAAGATGGCGAAAAGGGCTTATTAAAAGAGCTTAAATCACAGGAAAAAGAATGGGTAAAGACCATGACTGCTGTTTATTACGGCACAATGGAGCATTTCGGGCAATGGAATTATGACCGCTTAAAAGCTGAATATGAAGGCAAAGGTACATTCCCGGGTGAAAAGAAATTCTTTCAAAGCCTTTTTACAATGGCCAAAAGGAGAATACAGAAGTTCATTGGAGAGACAGCTGTTTTTCTTGTAACTAAAATCAGTGATTTTACCCGCGAAACACTACGCATGGAGATTAGCGAAGGTATAGAGAATGGGGAATCACTTCAACAAATCGCTAAACGTATTGAGAATATATACGGTGATGATTTTGGGCCTAAACGTGCGATGAATATTGCTCGTACAGAGGTTGTTTCTGCATCGAATGCCGGAGCAAGAGAAGGGGCTATTGCCACAGGGCTGGATCTCGAAAAACAATGGGTAACTACCACTGATGGTCGAGAAAGAGGAAGCCATTCTGAATGCAATGGTCAAACTCGTGATATGGATGAGCCATATGATGTCGGCGGTAGTGAAGGGATGTTTCCAGGTGATCCTAAATTGCCGGCTAAAGAACGCATTAAATGCAGATGTGCCGAAAAACACACACCAAAGGATTGGTGAGAAAGGAGCAAAAGATGAGATCGTTTATTGTAAAGCATCCGGATTTTATTGAAACGAAGTCAGCGGCTGCACCACTTGATATTGAACAAAAAGCATTAACATTTGAAATCAAAGCTGTAGACGATGAAACAAACATCGTTGAAGGTTATGCTAGCACCTTCGGTGGAGAGCCTGATGCTTATGATGATGTGATTGTAAAAGGCGCCTTTTCTAAAACGATTCAAGAGCGTGGCGATCGTGTGAAATATTTATGGCAGCATGATTGGAACAAACCGATCGGTAAAGTCATCGAGCTTCGAGAGGATGAGATCGGTCTTTACTTTAAGGCAAAGATCAGTGAAACAGCCAAAGGAAAAGAAGCAATGCAACTCATGAAAGACCGGGTCATTGATCGTGTTTCGATTGGCTATAGCACTGTTAAAGCGGAGTATGATAGCGAAACAGGCATCCGCTATTTGAAAGAAATTCGCTTATTCGAAATCAGTGCGGTTACATTCCCTGCTAATGACCGGGCTATTATCACATCAGCCAAGCATGCACCGGAACAAAAGGCAGGTCGTGTGCTATCAAAGCAAAGTGAAAAAGCTGTTCGAAGTGCAGTTGAGGCTATGAAAGCCGCCGTGGAATCACTTGAATCATTATTATCTGCTGTAGAGTCTGATGATCCAGAAGAAGATAACGAAGGTAAAAGCTTTACAGAAGATGAGCAAAAAGAGATTGCTAGTCTTGTTGAGGAAATGAAAAACTTTGCAAACATAGATGGATAGCATGCCAAAAGAATTCACTCTATCGGATATACACTTTAAGTCTCTTAATAAGAGGCTATTTTTTATGCCACAAAAAACAATTTCAGGAGGAACAACATGGCAAAATTTAAAATGATTCAATCACAAAAGGAACTTTTACGCTTAAATATTCAATTCTTTGGTGACGGAGATGATCCCAAATCTTTAGCTGCTCAAATCCAATCAGGGTTTGAAGAACTTAAAAAAGCGGCAGAAAAACAAGAAACAGAGGTCAAAAAGTTCGGCCAGGCAACACAAGAAACGAAAGATGAAATGAAAAAAATCAATGAGGCAATGAATGAAGCTAAAAAGCGTTTGGATGAGCTTGAGGCAAAAGCAAACCGTGTCTATCAAACTGGACAAGGAAATGGAGAACTAGACAAAGAGGCGAAAGCAAAGAATGCTGCTTTCTATGAATTCATGCGCAAAGGCCGTGCAGATATGAACCCGGATCAACGTAAAGCACTTGTTGCTGATCAAGACGGACAAATCCTTATTCCAGAAGAACTTGACCGGGAAATCCAACGTCAATTGCCTGAGACAGCTATTTTCCGCTCTCTTGTAAATACCCGAAATACGTCGGCTGATCGTATTCGTAAACGCCGTATGAATGAAGTAACAGTCGGATGGGGAAAAATCGAGGTCAATACCAAAACTTTAGCTGACTATGAATCAGAATTAAATCCGGCTGATTACTATATCTACATTGAAAATTTAAATGGATTGACAAAGATCGGTACAGATGAGCTTGAAGATACAGACGTTCAATTGCAACAATACCTTTCTTCCTCATTTGCTCAGGCTGCTGCAGAAGAAGAAGATAAAGCAGTACTCGTTGGGCGTGGCCACACACAAGAAGAACCAGAGGGCATCCTAACTGCAGCTAACGTTGAACGTATTATGTCTGCCAATGTAGGGGCAGTTGAATCAGATGACTTAATCAAGTTAATGTATGCTCTTAAATCAGCACATCGGAAAAATGGTGTCTGGGTAATGCCTTCCTTCATGGAAATGACTATTCGTACATTTAAAAACAGCAATGGAGATTACATTTGGCAGCCGGCATTAACAGCAGGAACACCGAACCAATTATTAGGCTTTGCAACTTACACTCAGGATGACTTCCCTGATTTTGCGGCTGGCGCTGATCAGGTTGTATTTGGAGACTTTAAACGAGGTTATACAATTGCTGATCGCTCTGGTTCTACTATCCAACGTTTAAACGAACTTTATATTGAAGAGGATTTGATTGGATTCAAGTTCAAGAAGCGTGTGGGTGGCGGTGTAGATCGTCCGGAAGCATTTAAAGTATTAAAAATTAAAGCCTAACTTGAAGGGAGGAAGCGGCATCTAGAGATGGATGCCGCGCATTTACATGAAAGTAAAAATGTTACGTAGTGTCGGCAGTGCCAAAGGTGTTCATCAGCCCGGGCACGTTGTTGATTTAGAACAAAACATGGCAGTCGCTTGGATTAAAGCGGGTTTAGCTGAAGAAGTAAGAGAAAAAGAATCAAAAGTAAAGCCCTCACATGAAACAAAAGTAGTGGTACCGGAGGAAAAGAAAACGGGCAGCCGTTCTGCGAAAAAGAAAACAGATAAGGACGTTACTGAATAACAGTTTTCCTTATTACATGGGGTGACTCTATGCTGGCAGATAATGCATTAACAACAGTTGAAAAGGCACGGAAAATATTAGAGTTAGCTAGTGAAGATAAAGACATCTATGTTATCGATGCCATAAACATGGCTAGTGCTATTATTGAGCGTTACTGCAACCGTCAGTTTAAACGTGACGAATATACTGATTTGATTATTGAATCAACAGATGAGATTATTCTTTCTCAATTTCCCGTACACCGCATTATTAGTGTAAACGGTAAGAGTGTTAAACCTTGTTTATTAGATGAAGAGGCAGGCGTGCTTTATCAGCACATCTCTAGTCGTTCTAAAATCGTTTTTGAAGCAGGCTACACTTTGCCCAAAGACGCCACAATAGATTCGCCAAGAACCCTTCCTCTGGATATAGAAGGTGCGTGTTTAAAGCTCGTGCGTCATTTATATGAAGATGATGAACAAGTAGCTGCTATTGATATGGCTGACCTTAAATCTATTGATATGGGAGATATGAAGGTTCAACTCGCTGGAGCGTCCACCGAGTCAATACCGACAGATGTACAGCAGTTGCTTATTTCTTACAGGAAGATGAATCCATGAATACAATATTAAGAAAGAAATTAAAGCAAATCGCCCGAGCGAACATAAAAGATGATGTGATGGTTTTTCGTAACAAACGTGTGCGTGTAGGATTTGAGTGGAAAGAGTGCTTTATTCTTGTCGCAACGGGTAAGGCGCACTTTTATATGGTGGATTCCTCTGATACGAAGCTTCAGTTCATTGAGAGTGGAAAAGAGAGTTCGGAACCTATCATGAAAGGGATGTTTCTAGATAACATTGTGAAAAATGGTGACCGCCTTGTTCCTGTCATTGATGGGAAAGTCGGTGGCTTGGAGGGTGACATGCTCTTAGAAGTTATGGCTAAACCTTTATCACCTTCCATGAAAGGAATCCACTATGAAGCTCCACTGAAAGCGATGGATCTTTCCTATAAAATCGTGGATCGTGAAGGATCAACTTATTTGGAAATAAAGGAGTGAGAGTATGTTCAGAAGTGAGGTGTTGTTCAAGTCTAATTTGCCTGAAGTAATGGCAGAACTTCGAGCACGGTCTCAGCGAAACGTACAAGCAGCCACGCTCCATATGAGAAATGAGCTGATTGATAAGGTCAACAGTGTCGGAACTGGTCAGGAATATCCGATACGACCAGAAACAGGGCGTATCGAGGAAGTAGAGATCATTAACAAGTTAGGAAGGCGCCAAAAAGTAAAAAAAATTATGGATGCTAAAATTCATAAGGCATCTAGTCCTGGAGATCCGCCGGCAGTTCTCCGGGCTCAGTTGAAAACTTCTTTTCAGGTTGAATTTGAAGAGGATGGAGATACGTACCGAGGCTATATTGGCCCTGTAAACGTTCCTTATGCTAAAGCCCTTGAGTTTGGTTTTGTGGGCAAAGACAGGAATGGAAAACAGCACAATCTATTACCACGTCCTTATATGTTTCCAACATATCATGAACAGCGTGAAAATTTGATGGACATTTTGAAAAGAGGAAAGGTTTAATGAGTGCTGAACCGTTGGATATTATTCAGCAGATTATCGAGGTGAATTCGAGTATCACAAACCTATTAGGGACTACTGTATCCGGAGATGGAGAGGTCTATCCCAATGTAGCCCAAGAGGACGTTCCAGATGACATGGAGCGTCCTTATATTGTTTTACGCCTTGAATCTGATGGAATGGAGCAAAATGATTTGCTGGGAAGTGCCCTCGTCTCAGCAGATATTTTTACGGAGGGTGACAGAACATTGGCAAGGCAAATCGCGCGGAACTTAGAGAGAGCTGTTCACAACAAGGTCTACACACCAAGTAATGAGCAGGTGGCAGGGGAAGCGGTGCAAACATTTCGTCGTTTCAAATATGAGCCGCCTCAACCTGATCCGAGTGTGAAATGTGTGAACATTAAAATCTTCCTACGTTATTACCGCGACGATTTACTTGAATAATTTATGAAGGAGGAAACAGCATGTACCAAATGCTAAACGGTGCGCGTCCTGGATCATCTAGGAACTTAATGATTGGCCCAGGGCTTATTACGAAAAACTTTGATTTATCCGTTTTTAAACCGGAAGATCGTTCTACCTGGGGGGAATTGCTGGGGGCAACCAAAGGAGGCAATGAAGTATCAGTCGATACAGAGTGGCACAAAGTAGAGGTTGACGGCGCACTTGGAAGTGTTGAAGGGATGGAATGGTTAACTAAAGCAGAGGCTAAGTTATCAACAAATATTCTTGAAATGACGCCTGAGAACCTACAGTTGAAATTGCCGGCATTTGATATTACGAGTCACGATGAGAATTACAATATAATTCGTCACACAGGTTCTATTGCACCGACCGGTTCTACTACTCTAGCCCTCTTTGGAGCGATCACGGGCAAATCTATCCCTGTTGTCATCGTGCTTGAAAATGCAAGATGCACAGATTCATTTAATTTACCGCTTAACAATGGTAAGGATGATGTGGTGTTAAAAGCGGAATTTGAGGCAAGGTATGCTGAAGAAAATATGACACGTATTCCGTTTTATATTCTGTATCCGAAGGGCGGTTCAAATGTGGTAGCCCCAGTTGCTTCACCAGCACCAGGTACTTATGAGGCACCACAAAGTATTGTATTAACAGCAACAGCCGGCCATGAGATTTATTACACAACAGATGGATCATATCCAACGCCTATTAACGGAACAAAGTACACAGGTCCAATTAATGTGGATGCGACTGTAACAATTAAAGCGGTAGCTGTGAAGGGACAGGATACATCGGCTCCTGTTTCATTTGCTTACACGATTAATCCATAATTTACTCCCCCTAAATAAGGGGGTTTTTCATTTTATCTTTTAGGAGGAATTATACATGGAAGCACTTATTCGTGATGAAAAGAAAGTTGTTGTTAATGGGGAAGAAATCAAGGTCAAAGCTTTGGGCCTTCAGCATTTATTTAAGTTTATCAAGATTCTAAAGCGGGCAGGAGTTGTCAGCTATTTCTTAAAGCTTATGCGAGATTTTCAGGAGGCAGAGCCTTCGGAAGGAGCAGAAACAGATCAAGAGGCAAAAGCTGAGGAAAGACAAGGAAAGCTACTTGGCATTGTCTTTGATTTGGTATTTTCTCTCGTAGAATCAGAAACAGAAATCTACGATCTGATTGCTATGTTAATAGGTAAAGATGAACAAGTAGTAAAAGACCTTCCTCTAGATTCATTTGTGGATATTGTGGAAATGATCTTCACTTCGAAGGACTTAAAGGCTTTTTTCAAGGCAGTCCAGAGAATTCTGGGCAAACAAGATCAAGTAACCAAAGAAGCAGCAACCCCAATGGCCAATCCAATTCGATAAACCCGCTAGAAGATGAAGCGGGTTTCTATAAAGCTATTGATCGTGTGCAGCGTCGTTATAGTTGGACAGATGAATACATCCTTCAATTACCTTACATGAGGCTGAAGCAGTTAATGATCGATTCAGCCCAGTGGGAAGCAGATGAAAACCGAGAGTCCTTCCGGCAGCATGCTTTTGTTGCTTGGCATCACTCAAATTCTATCAATGGTTTATTTGGTGGAGGGAAAACAGAACCTCCTACTTTTATTGAGTTTCTTGATGCTATGGGATTGGGTGAAGGCACAACAGAAGAACCTGACTTCGAAACGGCAGATGAAGTAGTTGAGTACATTGATAGCCTATTTGGGCACCAATTAGAAGGATGATAGAGAAAGGAGGTAGAACATGGCTAGCAATGACATTTTAGAGTTATTTGAAATGGTAGGAACGATTGCTGTAGATGTGGCTAAATCGCTTCAAGATTTAAGCCTTTTGGAGCGTAAAGGGCAAGAAACGGCTGATTCACTTCAAAATAAATTTGAAAGAGCTTTTCAAGCAATTGACAGAATGAGCATAGAGCCAGATATTTCGGTTAATAATGATCAGGCACTTCGAGACGTACAAGAATTTAAGCAAATATTTTCGTCTATGCTCAATGACTTGAAAGCCAATGCACAAATTGATTTTGATACGGATCCGGCTGTGCAAGAATTACGCGAGCTAAGCAGGCAGGCTGAATCTCTTGAACAGGCTTTTTCAGGTTCGGAAGGTTCTTTAGAAGTAGATGGAGTGGTTGCCAGACAAACGCTTTTAGAAATGAATCAAAAGGCTTTAAATCTTCGGTCTACCTTATCCGGTCAACAATACAAAGTGAACATAGAAACAGGACAAGCTCAGGCAGCTTTGCAAAAGCTACTTGATATGATTGAGCGAGCAGGTCAGTCATTAGAAAATCTATCAAGACGCTTTGGAAATCTTCATCTTACCCAAACGCTAGATTCTGTAGTGAATCGAGTGATTCGGACCACTTATGACAATGTGGGGGCTAATGGAACGATGGGGCCACAACATACGCCAAGCGGTGACGCTCAATCTAATGGCCCTCCCCCCACTGGCGGTGATTTTCTAACAGAAGCTTCAGCCTTTGCAAGTGCGGGACTAGGAGCAGTTGGGGCGGCTGGGTATCAAGCTGGTCGAAGGGTGAACTTATTTGGACATGATCTTAACCGCACTCAAAAAGCTTTAGAATCCTATCATCGTCGGATGATGCAATACGCGATGCGGTTGAATCCTCAAAACGTCTTGCAGCGTGCGACGATGCGCTTAGACTTTTCCAATCAAATGTTCCCTCACTTTCTTGATTCAAAAAATATGATTCAATTGCAAGCGAGTTTTTCTGCCATTGAATCTGGAATAAAGAATGCTAGAACTCAATTGTCCCAACTAGGATTCGGTCGAACTAAAGCAGAGATCAAGGCCATTGAAGGACAGATGCATTCGATGGCCAATATTCGATTAGATACTTTGAAAGACCAGATAAAGTTAACTGAAAAAGCCTTATCGGATATGAAGAAAAGTGCCAATGCCGATGAATTTAAAGATGAAATGAAGGAAATGGAAGAGGCGCTTGCTAGGTATAAGAATGAGTTAGCTAAAAGTAATCCAGTAGATACAATTGCAAAAGCGAACGGTTATAAGGCTGACAAACTATTCGGTAAGGATGTCATTTACAAACCCTTTTCTAGTGCATTAGATAAAGTAGGCGGTCGAATAGTTGAATTTACAAACAAGGACTTAGCCTACTTGCAAAACAAGACGTATGAAGCATTAGATAAAGCAGCAAAAGCAATTATTGGGCCACAAACGAGCAAAGCAGAGGAAAAAGCTAAGATCGGCCAGCTAATGACCAAATACCAAACATTTGGCACTATGTTAACTGGAACTCTTACACCTGCTGTTCTAGGTTTAGCGGCAGCTTTCGGAATGGTAGGGGCAAATGCTGAAAAAGGTTGGGGGAAATTTGAGGCTCAAACATTGCAAGCGAATGAATCAATGGGCGAGTTCAAAAACCTCATGGCTGATACAGCAGCAGAAACAGGCACATCCATTGATGAGGTTGGGGATCTATTCTCTGTACTTCATAACCAAATGGGGCGAACGAAAGACAATATTCAAGAATCTGCTACGCTCGGTTTAAACTTTGCTAAAGTTTGGGGCGTCGATGCAGTCGATGCTGTTAGTACAGTAGATGAGATTTCTAAAAAGCTTGGTGTATCACAAAAAGAGGCGGCTGATATTTTAGCCTTATCCTTAAAGAAACATCAAGGAGACATTCAGGCAGCGACCAAAGACGTTATGTCTAACGAGCAGGCATGGAAAAAGCAATCTAAAACCATGGTTGATGGCATGTCAGCTTATGAAAAAATGGTTGACGGCATGGAAAATAACGGGGTGGCGAAGTCTGAAAGAGCTTTCCGTAAATTAGGAAATTCCCTATTAGAATTGTGGAAAGCAATAGAACCGACCGTGATTAAAGTGGCTGATGCTATTTCTAGTGCAGCAGACAACATCACAGAATTTCTTAGAAATAATCCTGGGATGGCTAAATTTGTGGCACACTTTGGAGCCTTCGCTGTTATTGTGCTCGGTTTATTAGGGCCTTTGTCGGCGGTAGCTGGTTTTCTATTGATGAACCGTAACTTGTTTCAAGCGTTAGGACAAGCAATAGGTTTTGCTGGCAGAGGTATGGTTGTTATGTCTCCGGCAGCACGGGCACTATATGATAATTTGATGCTAACTCGTAACGCTGTGGCGGGGTTACCGCGTATGTTTCGCTCATTTGTTCCGGCAATTTTATCTTTCTTACGTGGATTGCCGGGCATGGTAAGTGGGTTTATTGTTCAATTTGTTAAAATGAATCCTATTCTTACAGGGATTGCAGCCATATCATGGGTCATCTATAAAAATTGGGATCGATTTGAACCTGTTCTTAAACGTATTTGGAACAGTTTGAAACGGATTGGAAACTCAATTCTTGAAGCTTTTGTAGGACCAGGCAAAACAGGAGCAGAGGGCTTTGGTTTATTAATGGATAAGGTGGCGAAAATAGCGGGAGATGTGCTTTTACCTGCTTTCGAAGCCCTAGCGGATATTCTTGAAGTAGTTGCAGGGGCTATGGAAGGCGGTGGCGGAAAGTTCATCGCTTATGCTGTGGCGGCCACTTTTGCACTCTCAGTAATAGGAAAGCTTATTCCTAGCCTTGGCATCGTCGGAAATCTCTTTGGATTAGTAGGTGGTCGAGCAAAAAAAGGAGGCGCCTTAGTTAAAGGGTTTGGATTGGTGTTTAGTGGTCTACCAGGCATGATTTCTAAGGCTGGTCCTTCTATAGTACGGGCAACAACAGGACTCTTTAGCTTTATTCCTCGTTTGTTTACGGGGCTAGGTGGCACGATTGCCCGTTTTGGTGCTATGTTGGTTCCTTTGCTTAGCAATCCCTTTGTTCTGCTAGGAGCAGCCATTGTAGCAGCCCTTGCAGGTGTAGGTTACCTTATTTATAGCCAATGGGATAAAATTGAATCTTTCTTTAAAAAGATGGATTGGAGTGGCATTGGCAAGGGGATCATTGAAGGATTAATCAAAGGGCTGGAATTTATATTTAATTGGTCGCCGATCGGATTGATTTGGAACTATCTAGTTAAGCCGATTATGGAACTCTTAGAAATAAACAGTCCTTCTAAACTGTTTATCCGTTTTGGACAATGGCTGTTAGAAGGTCTTGCTATTGGTGTTAAAAATGGCTTTAAGTTTCTAACGGGCATATTTGATCCACTTGTCGATTTATTCAAGGGAGATTTTGATTCTTTATTGTCTAAAGTTGCAAATCCTAAAAAGCTAGCAGGGCTTGCTGAAGCTTTTTCTGGATTAACAGGTGGCTTTTCAAATAAGAAGGACAAGAAGGATAACGGGAATGATGAAGCCGAAGATTCAGCTAGTTCACTTGGCATACTCGGTAATGCAATAGGTATGTTTGTTCCTCAGTTAGACGGATTAGGTGACAAGTTTGATGAAGTGATGGAGGTAGTAGGGGCCTCTAAGGAAGTATTCGATCAAACGAAAGAGAAACTTCAGCAATATCCAAATGTGATGAACAAAGTCTCAACAGCAACGGATAAAGTGAAAGGATCAATGGATAAGACAAAAACAAAAGCATCTTCACTTGGCGGAGTCATCAAGTCCTTATCATCCCGTATATTAAGGGCAATTCCACAGTTATTTAGTGGGATCGGCGGTTTAATGGCTCGTCTAGGTCCTATGCTCATTCCATTACTAACAAATCCATTTGTTTTAGCAGGTGCAGCTATTGTAGCGACTATTGTTGGAATTGGCTATTTGATTTATAAAAATTGGGATTCTATAAAAAATGGGACAGTTCGGGCCATTAAACGAGTGGGTTCAGCAATTCAATCAGGAATAAAAGTAATTGGCTCAGGGTTCAAAAGTGCAGGGCGTATAATCGGGAATGTTTTATCTTCAATAGGTCGAGTAGTCACTGGGAGTTTAGCGAGAATTCGCCGATCCTTTAGCTCAGCGGGAGCTTTTATTCGTCAAGTCGCTGTTAGGATATTTGGCTCTATAGGACGAACAATTGCTAATTCTATGAATAGGGCGGCTCGTTTTGTTTCCTCTGCTTGGGCGAAAATTCGTCAGGTATTTAATGCAGGGGCAAATTTTATCAGGCAAAAGGTTGCCAATTCTTTTCGGGCGATTTGGCAAAGCATTTCTACACGGAAGAGACAAGCTGCCAACCTTGTCTCTTCAATTTGGGCCAGAATTAAGAGGATTTTTTCTTCCACTCTTCAATACATTTGGAGAATTGTATCTTCGACGTTCACAAGAATTTACAACAAAATTAAAACAACGCTAACCAATGCCTACATCTTTATCAAGAATATCTTTGGAAAAATCGGCAGGTTCTTTGCTGGCTTAGCTAAAAAAGCATGGAGTTGGGGAGCGAATGTTGTAGACGGTATTGTTAATGGGATTAAAGATAAAGCGGCTGATGCCATTGCCATGATTAAAAAATTGGGTAACGATATTGCTGATGCATTCCAAAAAGCAATGGCTATTTTCTCTCCTTCTAGACGTATGAGAGCTATCGCAAAATGGATTCCAGTTGGAGCAGCTGTAGGGATCGATGATGGAAGGAAGGACGTTATAAAGGCGACTCATAATATGGCTGATGCTATTGAAGATGAATTTAATCCGGATATAGACAATCTTTCTACCAACAGCACCTTATTCTACGATACAAAAATAAATGAAGATCCATTGGATGCTATGCGTCAAGTGATGCAAACATCTTTGCAGCCAGTTTTTGATGTAGCACCGGTATTTAGGGGCGGAGACGCACGGACAACGATTGATAAAAGCAATAAAGCGCAAATTACTAAAATTGATAAAGTTGAGGTTCATGTACAAAAGCTGCAAAGTGATCAAGATTTCGAAAATATGAAGCAAAGGCTTCAAAATATCGCAACAGATACATTCTTTACACGGGCAACACAAATGGAGTAGGTGATATGAATGGCAAAGTTATATAGGCGTGGCACTAACTTTTATACACAGAGCGGCTCAGTTTTAGTTGGTCCCGGTCCTAATCAATCTTATACTGTTAGGCAAACTTTTGAGCGGCCCGGATGGGTCGCTTTTGATTTTCTTACCAACGTTGCTTTTACAAGCTATGGGGAGATTGGAATGGGAAAGTTCGTTGTAGAGATAAACGGTAGAGCACGGTTTAGTGCTCGGGCCTCTTACACTTGGACACGCCACTATATCTTTGTAGATGAAGGGGAAAATATAATTACCTTCAAAACGGGTGCAAACTATCAAAGCGGTGATACAGCCTATATAAGACACTTAGTTTGTACAGTTTTTCATGAGCAAAGTTACATTGATGGTATCGGAAGCATTACACCGCCAAAGCCTTTGCAGGAGATTCAAAGTCTTAATATCCTTGACGGTTATACACGTTATCAACGGACAGGACCTTCTGGTTCAACCATTGAATTTGAGGTTGTTTTAACAAAAACCCAATCGTTTAATCAATTTATGTCGGACATTGATAATTTTACTATTATAAAATATAGCGATGGTGTTTTTGGTGGGGTTATCATCCCCCAAGACACGGAACCAACAAGAAAAGGGCCACTTTATATTGTAAAGTGCCGCATGCATAGTTCGGAAAGGTCAGGAGTAGGAGTAAACGGCATATGAGGTACATCAGTGATAGGCTATTTCAAGCGATAACAAACCAATTTCAGATTGATTCTCACGGCCGACAACCGATGCAATATGTTATGGTTAAAAATCGCTTTTGGGGGCAGCCTACTCCGCCTAATAGTGATTTCAACATTGAGTGGGCTCGGCTGCCGAATGTTATATCTATTGAGCTAGATGAAACGGTTGAAAGTCCAGCTAAATCATTTTCTATTACCTTAGAAAATAAGGATGGCTTATTTTCTCCTGATTATGCAAAAAACAAACGACCTACTAGCTTTGTTTGGCGTGGGAATGCTGATAGTTCATGGTTTAGGCAATTATATCCTAATACAGAAATCCAAATTCATTTAGGATATGGTGATGACATTCAAAAGGTTCTTACGGGCTACATTGACAATGTTAGAATCAATGCTGAAGCACAAACAATTATAATTACTGGACGTTCTAAATATAAAAAAGCGATTACGAATACTATTTTCCCGCCAAAAGGCAGGGAGTTTTTTATAGAAAGAAAAGACATCAATATTTATCATGCTGTGAAAGCCCTCTTGGAGGATGTTGGATTAGAAGTAGAAGGAGCGCCAGTGCGTGTTCCGATTACCGGTGAACTGTATGAAACAGGAGTGAAGCTGGGGAAACGCACGCAAACCTACGATGAAGTTGTGCGAGAAGTAGTTAATAGTTTGTTCCATACGTTAACTGAGAATGCTCATGGGGTGATCCGGTTTCGCCATTTGCCGCAATACTCCCGTTCAGATCCAGCCGACTTTATTGTTGATGATTTTCTGCATATCAAAGAATTAGAATATGAGTTAGATGATGTGGAGCTTTATGGCAGAGCCCTTGTTAAATATGATAAATACGCTAGTTCTTTTATTTCGGGCTATATTGAGCGAGATATTTTGCTTGGACAAAGAAGGGAAATAGAAATTGAAGTTCCTTGGGCTAATACTCCTTCAAAAAGACATTTGGCAGCTAAAACACATTTCACTCAGATGTTATATAAGTGGCGCCGGTCATCAATTGCTATTCCTGCTAATCCAGCCATTGAGCTATGGGATATTGTAGGAATACGCGAGAAGATTTCAACAGCTACACAAAATTATCATGTGCGAGCTATCAGAACCAGCTTTTCAGAAGCTGGTTTTTTTCAGATTTTAGAGGTGTCATCTAACATTGGCTTTTCACCGCAGAAAACACCGCCGCCGCCCTCTGATTATCCTGTGATTACTAGGAAGGCCGGCACCGGTTACTTTACTGTGAGTGGCACAGTTGGAGACCGTATTGCTTTAATTATCAACGGTCAACGGACAGATGAAATTAAACTAGGTACGAGCTTTAATATACCTGCTAACCTTAAGATGGGAACAAACATTATTATCGTTGAAGGGATCTCAGCAGGCCCTAAAGATGGGGTGTCAGCTAATATACGTTTCACAGATTCGGCAGGAACGACCACAACAGTACAAACCGTTAAATACGAGCGCGAAGAGGTGGATGAACCAACAGGGTTTTATAGGGTTAGGCCACGCTCAACATGGGTGATTGAAGGGGTGTCTTGATGAGTGGAGTCATTGTACGTAATTTATATGATCCTGTCCTTTACATGCTTAAACGTCAAAAGCGACGCATTACCGGTAGTGCTGGAATCGGCGGAGACATTAATTTAATTAAACAAGATAATGTTAAAGAAGGCGGACAACTGATCCGGCAAGGAAATTTTCTTGTTGCAGTGGAGGGCGATGAAGTATATAGATATGAGCTTTACTACAATGAGAAAGGGATTTTGCATTACTTTATTGTAATTAATCGAAAAACAGGGAGGATTGAAAAATGGTCGCTTGAATGGGCACCCAATTTTACGATGTTAGTAAGGTACAATTACGATTTAATCTATGATGGAAATGACTCCCCTGATATAGATGAGGATATAGATGAAGATTTATAAAGGAGTGGTTCTGTGTCACAGGGTTTACAAGTTAATTATGTAGGTGGCGGCCGCTTCGATGCACCGTTTTATCCAACAAAACCCACCCCTTATATTAAAGGAGTAAGAATGGAGGTAATTGCAGGCGCACCGGCTGCTATTAACATGCACACTGTAGACCGGGAATCTGAGTTAATCAGCGTAGCAATTGCTTGCTCACGTTATGATGATAAGGATAATTGGGATTTAGCCATTAATGGACGTTTGATCGTCGAAACAGTTTACACGAAGGAGCTCCCAGAGGGGCTTTTTTTTATGGTTGCGCATCAGTTAGTACCGGGGGACAAGATTGAATTGCGATACAAAAATGAATCAGCGCGTGCCAAAAGTGTATGGGTTAATTATCAATTTTTAACAGACTAGGAGTGAGGGTATGCCACATGTCAAAACGATGTTTACAGAGGAAACTCTTCAAACAGATTTCATTGAATTAGCTGTTGCTAATGGTTGGACATTAGTTAAAAGATTTAAGAAAGCCTCTTTTAGATTTGGAGATATTTATTATTCGGGAGTCGGAACAGTATTAGATCCTGCTAGTACAACTATTCGATTAAAACTAGCTGACCATGCACTTATTAAAAATAGCACAAATGATATCTATGGGATAGCTAGGATTTGTGAACCGAAGCTGACTTGGGGGGAGATTCCGGCAGAGTTTAAAACTGGTCAATATCCTAATAGAGAAGCACTTACTGATGATAGCAATCTACGTGAGCAGTTTCACGAATGGCTGTTAACGAAGTGGGATGAAAACAACGTCGATACTTCAAAAATATACTTTTACATGCTGAAAAGCGCCCCAGACATTCCAGAAGATTTTGAAGTGGTGTATCCGACGATGGATAATTTAGGGGCCCGAGATGTGTTGGATATTGAGTTGCTAAGTTATACGCCAATCAAAAAATCTGCCAATGAGACATATGAATTCTCACCTTCTAATGCCCAACATCTAATTATGCAATCGCCTATGGTTCCAGTTTCTACTAGAAATATAGGAACAGCGGATAATGGTTGGCTAACAAATTGGTGGCCTGACTCTAAGGTAAAAGTTGAAGGATTCATTGATGATGAAACAGTGGTGTTGCTTATCCGAGCGGATAGCACAGCGGCTTATAATGAAAACCAAGTGCCGTTAATTCCGATATACTTTGGCTCTTTAATTCCTTTAAATTCTAATGATACTGGTCATGCTTCTCTTTTTGCAGGAAGTGCAACTCCTAATGGGAATTATAAGTATGATTCTAGTACGCCTTTTATCAGTGGTTCATCAATATTGATGCCTTTGCAAAAAAAGTATCCGCAGAATCCCGGGAATGGCATTGATAACATTATTGTAAAGCGCGGCCTTCAAGGGGCGTATTATCAAGCCTATTATTTATCTGCTCATACAGGACCTGAAAAGATGCCACCAAACCGTCAAGATAATACGGGTAGACAGTTTCCGTCTGCATGGAAAAATGCCGGGAATGACGAATATAACTATCCACCAATAAGCTCTTACAGTAATAAAGCTGCAGTAAGCAGAGCTATGGTGATGCATCCAGAGGAAAGACAGCGAGGGTATTTGAAAAATATTATTTTAGCTGAATCTGTAGGACCACGTAACAATACACGCTTAAAAGTCAAAAAGGCGGCATGTCCAAACGTATTTGAGTTCTATAAATATTTCGTTGTTGATGCAGTGTCGCCAATTACTAAGCGTCCAGCAGTCGCTTATCGACCGATGGCAATTGGTATTTTTGAGAAGGAGGAATGATGAATGACAACGCGATGGATTGATGAAAAAATCATGCTACAGCAGTTTCCAACCAGGTTCGCTACTATTCTGAAAGGCGTTGGATGGAGTGAGTTTGCTAAGTATCGAGCGAAGAGTGGAAAACAGTTTGCGGAGGTACGTTTGTTTCAATCTGTTGGATCAGATAAAGCTAGAAGGCAATTCGGGATTATAAATGCATACGATTTGGAAAACCCTACGTTTTTAGACAATCGCTATGTATCTGATATGTCAAATCTTGCTGTGATCAGTGTTGGCGATGGTAAGCAGACGCGGTTTGATCTTCCATCGGAATATATTTTACCGGGAACAGAAACGGTCACTGTGAATGATGCACCGGTTGCCAATACAGAATACACAATTGATTCTAAAGGCAAAACGATTACTTTTAAGGAGGCTCCAACTGGGTTAATTAAATCTTCGTATTATTTATCATCTAAAGCTTTTGAACCAACCAATACGTTTGGGATATTTTTGTTTGATTCAGTTACATTTGACTCTACAAGTAAAAATGTCTCTATTGGTATCGGTGACGGTTCAACAAAAACTTTTGAGACTGGTCAAACTAATATTAACCCTGGTTCAGTTACTGTATATATAGATAGGCAAGAAGTGGACGACTTATCCTACGTAGTTAATTACACTACAGGAATCATCACATTTCATGAAGCACCGAAATCAGGAGCAATAACAGTAGATTATTCACGCTCATCGGAACCTATCGAAGGAAATGATTACGGTGATTTAACTGTGACAACATCGGGTGTATTAAATACAGCAGAGGGAATGGGAGAACTTGCTTTTTCAGCTGCTAATTTTGCTAAGGTCTCGATTCCTACTGTGATGAATCTGACAAATGAAGCTAACTTTAACGCGTCATTCAGCCGTGATTCGTTATTACATTTATGGGGGTCTATTAACAAAGACAGACTGGCACTATTTATGCGTGTAGACGCATCTTCTAACACTGATGATGTCTATTACGTGCCGCTTTATCTAGGGCGTGTCAATAACAGTGGAAAAAAACCTCGACAGAATACGGTGCTAATTGGCGGAGCTAAAACGGGATCTACAGGCAAATGGGCGAAAGGTAAAATGATAGGTGGCACGAATGTTGACTATGGAGTGAATACATCAAACGGAAATGAGTTTGTTTCACTTCATCAAACAATCGGTGGGTCGTATTATCAAAAACATTATCTTTCGTTTATTACGCATGATCACTCAATAGATAAAGTAGAATCGGGTGATGGTCCTTCTGTCTATTCAGATAAGTATCATCACTCTTTTATGTACGTAAAGCACCCTTTTGACAAGGAAGTCGGCGTGTTGGATGGGATTTACGCAGTGCATCCCAAAGGGCTTGAGCAGGATGCCGAATTAGAAGTTGAAAAAGCGGTAGTCCATGAAGTGATCGGTGTCGGGGATGGTCAGACGAAAGTCTTCCACCTTTACCATCGATGTCAAGAAGCAAGCCCGCAGGTCTACGTTGATTGTATGGAGAAAACTGATTTTGCCTATGATACAGACTATAAAGCAGTGGAGTTCTCTACAGCGCCAGCACCAGGCGTGGAAATTACGGCTTCTTATACAGTACATGAATTGTATCAGTTTAATCTGGCTATGACACCGCAGACGCCAATGAGACTGGAAGAAGCAACCCCTTACAATCCGATCGGCTGGGGCATTTATAAAGAAAATTTATGATGAATGAAATGAGGTGTTAGCATGAAACGTATATATTCTTTTAGAGTCGGCCAACATCCTAAAGCAAAAAAGGTTTATACGTTTTTCGCTAAACACTCCATTTCAAGAAGCAACGAATATCCTTTCAAGGTCTCTATGTCAGAGACTATTGAAGCTACTGTCATTCTTGATAATACTCAACAGCTTTTTTCTGTGATCGTCGAAGCAGAGGATGTTACGTGCTATCCCTTAGATAAAGCAGATATAGTGGAAGCTTATCGAGTAGATGATACAAGTATAAAAGGATTAAGTGTGTTATCAGCGCATGAAATAGCGATTGAAAATGCCAAAGCTGAGCTTGATATTAGCACACAACTCCTACATGATGACTCAGTAGTAAGCAAATCTACAAGTGATACTGTTTTTATTCATGATGATAATTTAATCGCTAATGACTTTTTGAAAGTTGGTCAATATGCAAGTGTTGATGCAATCAGCGTTAGAAACGCACAGAGAGCAATGTTAATAGATCAAGGCCAATCTGTAGAGTTGCGAAATATCCTTGATGTTGATTTGTACGTTAAAGGCGAATCAAAGCACATCATACCGATTTATGATGCAAGAGTTACGTGGAGAGATTCAAGTCACGAACTGCCATTTATGTACGATTCTTCTATGGTTAAACAGACAGCTATCCTTCTTCACTCTGAAGTTATCTATGGTGCTGAGGAAACCGATGTAGCGTCATCACAAGCAGAAACAGTCACTGAGTCATCAGCCATAATGAAGATAGATACTTCTTCTTTGGGTGGAATTCCGTTGCTTGCTGATGTAGTTAAAGATGAGAGATTCATGTTATATGCTTGTACTGCTGATGAAATAAAAATGGATGATTTCGCTAGTTTATTGACTATCAAAGCGGCTCAATTTAGCTCTGATTTACTCTTAGATACCGCAGATATGTTGCTAGCGTCAGAAGTGCTAAAAGATGATCATGAGAAGAGAGCAGCACTTATTTTAACGTCTGCAAAGAGTGCAGGTTTATCTCATTCAGTGGTCAGTGTTTTAGATGTAGAAGATAGATCACTAGATCACCACTTACACACTGAAAAGGATTTATACACTGAAAGTATTGTTATTGGTGATGCTGGCATTCATGGTGAATCTGTTGATGTTACAACTATGATGGATCTCGATGGTGACATAATTAAAAATAACACTATAGACGCAGCGGATTTACTACTTAACGACATTGATTACACACCCAATGAAGTTCAGGTTCATTGCGTTAACGACTATGATTCGGAAGAAGTGAACATTGACATAGAAACAGTTGGCTCTTCAGGTGATAGCTTTAATCATCATGAGGATACTCAAATAGCCAGATTAGTTAAAGTTGATACTACAGTTGATAAAGGTGGGATGAGGGACGCTCTTTTACATGATGCAACTTCCTCTACCAAGTTAGATGCACCAATCGATTCAGAAATTACAATAATCGATGGTAATAATCAATACGCAATTGATACTGATGAAATTAAAGAAACTTTATCAAAGGCACATATTGTTGACTGGGAGGCGGAAAATCGTGAAGAGCAGTCATTTGATGAGGCAGACTATATTTTTATTACATCCAATGTTTGCATTGCTGATGATTTTGCATCGTTAAGATCCGATGTAGAAGCTGCCGTTTTGGATATTGCTAATATTAAATTGATTGAGCATGACATAATTGCTTCTACTGCAAGTCAAGATCATTCAAATACTGAATTTTTGATCGAAGCAAGTGGCGTTAATTTTGTTGAAGGATCAAGTAAGGTGGACCTGCAAGCTGAAGAAATCACAAATATTCAAGTAACCTCGGAAGCTATTGAATCAGCTGATGTAATGCTTGATAAAAGTTTTGTTTCAACTTCAACTGTCGAAACTTCCACTTTATCTATTGATAACTCGACAGCATTGCCGTTGGTTTTCGCAGAAACAATAGATATAACAGGGACTACGAACAAGCTGGAAATGGGTGTTGTTATAAATGATCCTGATAACATTTCTAGCGAAGCGGTCTTATTCACTGAACTAAACAGCCCTAATAGTATCGTAGTCAACGCTGTTCACCATACAGATCTAATAGTTGATGATGTAATAAAATCCGCACCTGTTATTGGAACAGAAGCTATCAAGCTGACTGAAGCTGAATGGTTAACGGATTTACCAGCTTACGTAATTGATGCAACCACAAGCGATAAAGTCGAAGAAATAGAAAACAAAAAACGCATATGGCTCATATCAGCTAGAGCTAACTGGTATAGTAAATGGTTTAACAAGAAAACTCGATAGGAGGGGGAATATGCGTATATATCAGTATTCAAGTGGGCTGATATTAGATGAACAATTTAATTCGCTTGGCCCTGAATGGAGTAGTACTGATCCAGCTAACACAACAATCGAAAATGGTTCTCTCCAGCTGACACACTCATTTTTGCGAGATGTGTCTTTTTTGCGTGAAATACCAGCCGGAGCTGGAGCTTTTGAAGCGGTTGTTAACTACACGCCTACAGCTGTCAATGATAGAGCGGGATTGATACTCTTTAAATCGTCAATTGAGACAGCGGAGCTGCTGGAAAGTGAAGATGCGAATCAATCAAAGCTTGAAAATATCAAAGTAATAAAAAATGATGATGTTTTCGACCTTTACATGAAAAGGAATGGTTCCTTTGAGTTTATTGATTCGGTCACCTACTCTTTTTCCAAAATCGGATTCGTCGTTAAACAGGGTAGTGGGAGTGGCTTTGTACCGTTTAGAGTTGACCAGTTTATTATCACTAAAAATGACAGGTTAGAAGTGGTTAATTTATATGAGGGGTTCAAGGTAGAGCTAACAATAGATTCCACTCTTTTAAGGGCAACGGCAGATATTACGGGCAAAGTTACATTCGCTCTGCCACATTTAATTACATCTGGAACGTTAAAAATATACGATCAACAATCGAATTTAATAGGCGAAATAACAACGGAGTTTGTTGGTGGTGATGTTTACTATTATGGCTCTTTTTTAGAACTGAGAAAAGATGGTGTGTCACTTTCCGACTTGAACCCTAATGACATAGGAAATATAGCTACTGGCAAGCTGGAAGAAAAATTGGAGGTTTATAACCCTACTGCTACAGAATTGGACGATGTAAAAATACAAGTCAAGCAGTACTCAGGGGACAACGGTTATCAGTGGATTGATGTTGCATCTGATATATATGGTACACCCGGTTCATACAGCGATATGTTGACTATAGAAAATCTGCCTGGACAGACATCTAGCTTTTTTTGGATAAAGGTAGAAAAACAAGAAGAGATAATGGATGAAGAAATATTTTTCTCTATTGAAATTGATCATTAAAAGGGTGATGACATGACAAAAGCAAACCTCTATTTAAATTTGCCTGGTATCAATCAAGTTATCTTTGTTCAGAGTCGTTATCTGTTACCTCAACAAGGTCGAAAGTCAACACTTTATGTAGTGGAAAAGGATGAGTTAAATGGTCAACAACCTACCATATATCACTATAACGGTTCTGAATACGTCATGATGAGCGGTGGTTCTGGTAGCGGAGAAATGCAAGGTTATCAACAGCTAACAAAACTAGGAGTCGTTGCTTCACCTTCTAATCCTAGAAGGTATGATATGACAATCATCTATACCACTAATTTTTTAAGGGCTCCCGTTGAGGTCTTACGATTAACAGCTGGAGAACAGGATGTTATTAAAACAGAAATTGGATTTGATAACTCGGATGCATCTGATTTTATAAGTACAAAGTTAATTGAATTCGATGGAGCTATGAAGTTGAAAATGAATTACATGGAGCCGCTAATACAAGACCTTTCATGGGCAGAAACGGGAACGCTTTTAAGAAAGAGAATGGACTTAAGTCAATTTAAAAAAGTTAAAGCGATGAGAGTGAGATAATAAACGACCATAGTAAAGAAACAGTATATAAGTGTTTTAGAAAGGTGGGGTTTTATGCCAGTACCAGCGACTACAGGTCAGCTGCAAACAAATGTAAAAGATATGGAAGTTGGTGATTATATTAAAGCTAAGTATGCTGTTCCTCAATCAGCAGGAACTTTTAGCAGGTATTTTACAGGCTCTCCTATAAATATTACTAACGCCACAGGTTCAGATGAACTTCCTATTACTGGAATGTCTTCAATTTCTGATATTGGAGGAAAAGCTTCAGCTTATTTTTACCTTATAAAAGTAGCAAAGGGATTACTTGTTAGTGATCGTGTTTGTCAACATTCTATATCGTGGGGTACTTTAAATAGCAATAAATATGTTCAAGGGACACCCCATAATCAAGAAAGCGTCATTCCCCTCATGACAAGTAACACTTCTCCTAGTGGAGTGGCAAGTGCAAGTAGTGCATCTATAGGTTTTGAGGAATACCGAGCTTTTGAAAGAAATACTTTCGACACATCAATGTGGTTTACAAATATAACCCCAACATCTAGTACGCCGCAATGGTTGGCTTATGATTTCACTATTAATAAATCCATAAGGGGTTATTCATTAAGAGCTAGAAGTAATGAAATGACTAACCAAAGTCCAAAAGATTGGACTTTTGAAGGATGGGATGGAACTAAGTGGATTGTTTTGCAAACTATTTTCAACCAAACAGGTTGGACTAAAAACGAAAAAAGAATATATATTTTACCTAATCCAAAGAACTATTCCAAATATAGGATTAACATCACCTCTAACAACGGAGGAATAGGCGTCTGTATCAATGAATTTGAAATGTTCGAAACGGCAGGCATTATTCGCTCCCTTACAGGAGGAGTAGCTTATGCTGATGCGAATGGGAATAAAGCTACTACTGATCAAGGATACGGTGGGTGGCCGACTAACAATGAATGGGATCGTTACATTGTTAATTTTCCAAAAGATAAGATCCAAACAGGAAAAACACTGGATGATGTGTTTCATTGTTTGTCTGCAGGAACTTGGTGTCAGGACACTCCTGTAAGTAATTCAACCTCTAGAGTATTCAGAGGAGGTTGGGATGTAAGCTCGCAAAAAAACAACTCATTTTCATCAACATCAAGTAGTCAGTCTTCAGGTAGTTGGGGCTTCCGTCCAGTATTCGCTTATAAAGAATAATAAAGAAAGGGGGAGTGGACAATGGCTACTATTGGACAACCTTTAACTGCTCCAGAAGCAGGGTGGAAAAGATATGATGATACACACCCTGCTATTAAATATATAACAAATAACCGAACATATTTGGGTACTAGTTCTTCATCCAGTTACAACGGAACAACTTCAACTATTTACAATTTACATGATAGAATTGCATTCAAATTTGACGGCACTAAAATTAGATTAATTGTGCTTATTAATCCTTCACGCTCTAGAAATATAACAGTGAAAATTAATAATGTAGCCGAGGGAACACTTGATTTATATAATAAAGACACAAGCATTTCTCAAGTTCTCATTTTCGAAAAAACTAACCTTCCCAGAGGAACACATACTGTCGAGTTGATAAAAAATGATGAAACAAATGGGTTTTCTTTGGATGCAATTGACATCGACTCTACAGGTCGTCTCCTCCACCCAGATGAGGTCACCACTATTAAAGACCTTGAAGTAGGAAAACGCATACGCTGTCATTATCAAGCTGCTGTTAACACCACTGGAGTCTTCTCTGGCTTAGGAGAAGAAATAAGTGACTTTATTTCTGCTTCTAGTAGCGCTACACCTAATGGAGATTTCTATTTTATTATGGTTGACGAAGGCAATGATATGAAAAAATTAATTGCTGATAGAAATGTACAGCACAGTATCAGTTGGAATACTTTAAATAGTTCAGGAGTTTCTTCAGGAAGTGGTCTACCTATTGATTTAGGTGTAGCTGGAGTCAACTTCAATTGTCGTTTATTGACAGGCGGAATATCTTCAACTGATAAAGATAACGAATGGGACGAATACATTGTCCGTTCTAATTTAAAAGGATCTATTGTAGCAGGAGATAATTATGTTTGGAATTGGAATGGAATTTACTCTTGGACAAGTTCTACAAAGGAAACCACAGCAGCCCAAAGAGTGAACAGAGGTTACACTGTAACTGGCTATACATGGGATGTGACAGATTTAGTTGCGGTAACAAGGGGCTTCCGTCCTGTCCTAGAAATCGAAGCCTCATTATTAAATAGGGTATTCATCTTTTCAAACGGGAACTATATGAGATGGGATGATACAACTAAGAATTGGGATGTTATTTCAGCCACTTTACCAACTAAACAGCAATTTATTGATCATGGTATGGATGCTCTTCCTGATTGGTCAGCTTTAAGTCAATTGCCAGGTGAAATAGAAATTGTTACATGGACAGAGGAAGAAAATGCGCAAAGAGATATTGAAATGACTGCTATTCCTCAAGATCAAATTGTATTGCCAACTAAAGATATTAATATTCGATCGGTTGAAAACATTGATTCTTTTACGTTACATGTCATGCAAGAGGGGCAAGGAGTGATTAAAACAGCCGTTTCGTTTGATAGTGGGTTAACATGGTATACTCGATCTTCTGGAATGTGGGTTGAGATTGATTTAAATAACATAAAGACAGAGGGGATGACGCCTGTTGTATTGAATGCTATTACATCATCTGAATGGGCGGCTTTACGAGGTACTAGCAGCACGGTTAGATTTGCTTACCATCTTTCAGTTGAGGAGGTGACAGACCTTGCAACTGTGAATGACCTGGTTAGTCAAATGGACATGAAAGGTACATGGAGAAAAGCGGTGCATGGCACTGACTATGATTATGAATATCCGAATAATGACCAGCTGACTGTAACCATTTATCAGAGTGGAGATTATAAGATAAATTATTAAAACGCTGCTGAATAGTAGGCGTTATTTTTTATGCAAGAAAAGGGATATAAGTTGTGAGGGGAACTTACGAAAGGAGTTGCCCAGAATGGGAGGAAAAAGAATGCAGCATAACACAGACACACTATGGAACACAGTAATGGGCGGCGCTTTTATGAGCGCTGCCTATTTATTTGGAGGCGTTGATCAGTTGGTAATTGCTCTGATCATTTTAATGTCTATTGATTATATAACAGGCTTGGGTGTAGCGTTTTTCTTCAAAAAGAACGTGGAGTCAAAAAAGGCGTTCAAGGGACTGATGAAAAAGGCGGCCATGTTACTTGCTGTCATTGTCGCTAACCAGCTAGACATTGTGTCTGGCAGCGGCGGTCACTTTATGCGTAACGCGATGATCCTCTTTTTAATCGGCCTGGAGGGTATTTCATTTATAGAAAATCTCGGTCATATGGGCGTGCAAGTGCCTGCGCAGATCAGTCATGCATTTGCTCAATTAAAAGAAGATAACAAAGAGGCAGCGGGTGCAGTGGTAGAAGTGACGACAAAAACAGAAATTAAACAAGTGGGAGAAGAGAAAAAGGAGGGGTTAAAATGAGTTGGACTCCGACATACCATAAACGTAATCTTGGTAACCTTGCAGACCTGGCTCCGAACACAAAAGCGGCTGCCATGAAGTGGTATCAATACTGTATTGACAATAAAATAGATGTGTTGATTTATGAAACCATTCGTACAGAAGCGCAACAGCGTGAAAATGTAAGAAACGGAGCCTCCCAAACAATGAGATCCTATCACCTGGTTGGACAAGCGCTTGATTTTGTGCCCATTAAAAGCGGGAAAGCCTTGTGGGCAAAAGCAGAATATGGGAAAAGACCGTTTATCGATGCAATCAGATATGCAGAGAAGGTCGGGTTTGAATCGGGTTACCGATGGGGATGGGATGCGCCACATCTGCAATATAATTATAAAGGTTATGGCACAGATAAATATCTAACTGCTACTGCGGCCGTGCCGGTTAACACGTTAAATAAGGACGAGGTAAAAGTATTGCAGGAAAAACTGGCTAAGCTGGGCTTAGATACAAACGGTGTTGACGGCATTTATGGAAAAGGAACGACTAATGCTGTTATGATTTTACAACGCCGCACAGGGCTGGTGGTTGATGGAATTGCAGGGAAAGCAACCCTGGCAAAGATCGATCAATTAATCAAGGAAAAAGGGCTAGTCGGTACTCCTGGTAAGTTCCGTGTTTATACAGGGGTATTTGGCACTCACGAGAAAGCAGAAGCTGCCGCCAAAGAAATCGGCTTTAATGCCTTTGCGAAAGACTTGCGCGCATGGACAGGCATCTTCACTTCATTGGAAGCAGCAGAAGAAGCTTGTGCTTATATCAGCGGGAAATACGGGTACAATCCTAAAATAAGAAAAGAATAGATAACAGCAAAGCCCCTATCCAAACGGACAGGGGCTTTTTTTGTTTTGTGAGGGAAAGTACGTTCGTGTTTTTGTTGAGTGAGGAACGTTTGTTCTATATAATAGGAGTATAGAAAAATAAGGAGGATACATAATGGCTAAAACAAAGAGGCAGGCTAAACCACAACGCCCAGCTCGTGATGAATTTGAGTTAGAGGAAATCGCATATCAACTAAAGGAAGCATTCAATGAAAAAACAGAAGTGGTATTATCTGTTTGGAAAGAAGATGAGCCAATCCAAGGGAAAGTTACAAAAATGGATGGTCAAACAAAACTTATCCATGTGGAAGAGAAATATGGAGTTGTTAGGAAGATACCTTTTATAGATATACTTGCAGTAATTTCTGTGAGTGTGTAGTCATTCTAGTTTGGTTTAATCCCTCTATAGTAGACAGCAAAAAGAAAGTAAATTAATCTGTCTACTATAGGGGGATCGTATTAGTTAGATAGGGAATTTTTCATGGGTAATAAGAATTTATTTATGAGTACATAAAAACGATTAATTCATCAATAAAAGTTGGCTTGTGATGCCGGGAAATAGGGAGGAACAAGGATTTGATCCAGGAAGTTCTACATATTAAGAAGAGTGCAGAATTGGAGAATCTCTTAAAAAGCCATGTTGTTTTTGTCCATAAAGAAGACGATCAAAAAGAGATTAAAATCAAATTGCACCATTGGCAAGATTATGCTATTTATGAATTTGTTGATGCAACAAAAAGTGGAATTTGTCCTATTGAAGACTTATGGAAGTTTGTTAAGGCTATTAAAAATAACCGGGGTTAGAAAGTCCCTGTTCTTGTGGATGGTGGCTTTTTTGTTTCGCGATGACAAAGTTAAGTGGTGAGAAATCATTGCTTATTTCCACCCCGAATTTTCAATTTGCAATATAAAATAGTATAAAACAGTATAAAATGATATGATACAATATAAGAATAGAAGTTTGACAGTTTCTCTTTGACGGTGGTGATGGATTGGAGAACTCTGTACTAGATATAATTAAACAAGATGAATACCGCAGTTTAGATTACTCTATAGACACAGTGGGTACCCTTATCCATGAAGTTATAAAGCTACATAAACAGTTTTCCGAGAAATTCATCGAATTAAACGGCGCTCTCTGTTTGAATTTTAAGAAAACATTAGTTAGAGATGTTGTGGAGCAGGTGGATGATAGTGACACTTTTGTGATTAATCAAGAGTTTCACTCCCTTCTCAATACTTATTTGAGAAAAATCGATCAGCTGATAATTGATATCGATTTAGAATACACCTATAATAAATTCGATTTTCGGTTAAGGGTTAAACAGCTGGAATCAATTATTTATAAGTTGTGCCATTATAACTCTGGTAAAGAAGAAAGCGGAAGATTACCTTTAAACAAATGTTTGAATGACCTTCTAGGTTTTCGCATTATGATGCCAGGCTTTCAACATGGATGCGAATCTTTCTCCAAAATGTGTCAGCATATAGAGAAGTTTTATAAAATAAAGTATAGAAATTCTTCTAAAGGAGATTATAAAGCTACACACGTATACTTTTATGGGGGTAGTAATAAAAATTTTCCTTGGGAGTTGCAAATATGGTTACCTGAAGATTATATGGGTAATTATGAATCACATGCCAAACATAAACAAGAATACATAAAATCTGCAAAAATACATAAGCAAGCTTTAAGAAGTCAAGGAGGTGTTTGAGGTGGCTTTTCATTTTGTTGCTATAATGAGTCATTATCACAGAGGGGCTAGAATTGGATGGCATTACTCTGCACCCGACAAATTGGATAAAGAATTAATTAACACTTTCTTTACTAAGGTGAAAAAGAAGTGCGGAGATGTTCATTTTGGAATTCATAAACTGTCTACAGAATCCCTTTCATGGGATTCTGTGGTTGATAAAGATGAGTTTTTTGCTGATGTGATAGCTACTAAGGAGATGGATACTTTTATTGATTATGTTTCAAGGGATCAAAAGTTATCAGCTCATGACGTAGCCAAGTTTTTGTTAACTATTATTCCTTCTTCTCATTTAAAGCTTCAAAAGTTACTGTATTATTGTTATGCTGCTTTCTTAGAAAGAACGGGTGAACGTCTTTTTGAAGAGCCGATTGTAGCTTATAAATATGGACCAGTAATTGAAAGTGTTTTCCAAGATTTTAAAATACATGGTTCTTCTATTATAGATTACCAAGAAGATGGGGAGTTCGTGCTCTCAACTGAGAAAAATGCAGTTACGCCGTCGTTTATTAAAATTGTTAACTCAGAGCATGGGATAGTGGTTATAGATTGTATTTTAGATGTCTTGAACACCTATGGAGAGTTAGATCCTTTCGAGTTAGTTGAAAAGACTCATCAAGAAGGAGGACCTTGGCATAGGGTGTATAAGCCTGGTGAAAATTGCGTTCTTACAGACGATTTAATCACTCAGTATCATCAATATGCAAAGTAACCTCATTCAAAAAAGCCTTTCTCATTTGTGAAGGCTTTTTCTGTTGTATAGATTATTTAAGGCTACAGCTGAATTTGCATTTTGATAAGCAGTTAATTTTCTCTATTGGGGGCTATGGGGACCAAATGGGGACCAAATCGGTATATATTTGGTCTAATCAAGTATAAAAGAAAGAAGAGGGAGAGCGGGGAAACCCTTATATAATAAGGATTTGTATGAATACAATATTATATGATTTTACCCGCTCACCACACTGGCAGTGTAGAGGTCAGCGGTTCGAGCCCGCTATGCTCCATTACGTTTTTTACATTAAAGAGCCTGCAGACAAACTTGTCTGCAGGCTCTTTATGTGTTGGAATGCCCGGCATCACTTATCCTGCAAGAAACATAATCGTAATAATAATAGCTGATAAAATAAGTCCTCCGGCCATTCGTGTCCATTGGGTTGTCATCTCATTCTCCTCTCCCTATCTATTACCGAAAACTTCCTTGCTATATTATTCCCTTTTTCCAGAAAACTATGCATGCTTTTCTAAAAGAAGAACGATTTTGCTAATTTCGTTCATTCGCTAGAAATATGAGAGCAGAAGCTTTAAAATGATAAGTGGCTTCTAGCTTTTATTATGCATCCAGATAGACTAAAGGAGGACGTCTATGGACAGTCCAAAGATTAACCCTTATGCTGTATTGATTATTGGAGTTTTTTTCGTTTCTACCTCAGCTATATTTGTTAAGTTGTCGGCAGCCGATGCCGGTGTTATCGCATTTTATCGTTTACTCTTTACTGTATTGCTTATGCTTCCTTTATTTCTGTTTAAATACGCCGGGGAGCTAAAGGAGATTTCAAAAAGAGACTGGCTTTTCTCTTTTGTAGCCGGCATTTTTTTAGCCTTTCACTTTATCCTGTGGTTTGAGTCGCTCAACTATACTTCTGTAGCAAGCTCTACTGTGCTAGTCACATTGCAGCCGCTATTTGCTTTTGCTGGTACGTATTTTATTTTTAAAGAAAAGTTTACTCTTGGCGCATTAATTGGCGGTCTGGTAGCAGTGGCAGGAAGCTTTATTATTGGATGGGGAGATTTTCAGGTAAGCGGACAGGCGCTTTACGGAGATGCGCTTGCCTTGGCTGCTTGTGCGCTGATTACCGGTTATTTGCTTTTTGGACAAACTATCCGAAAGCGGATGTCACTAATAACTTATACATTCATTGTCTATTTTAATTGTACCGTTGTGTTATTTTTATACGTAGTAATTAAGAAAGAAGCTTTCTATCCTTATCCTGCAAAAGAGTGGATATACTTCTTTTTATTAGCGGTTCTGTCAAACTTACTGGGCCATACTTTATTCAATTGGTCTATTAAATACATCAGCACCTCATCTGTATCGATGGCTATACTGCTAGAACCGATCGGCGCCAGTATCCTTGCTTGGTGGCTATTAAAAGAAAAGCTGTCAGCTGCACAAATAGCAGGAGGCACTGTTGTGCTGTTAGGTCTTTTATTGTTTGCGGCTGATCCAAAAAAGCTAAAGGGGATTTTAGCGAAACGCAAACAGCACATTCACTCATAAACAAGAGGCCCTGCAGGCTTCTTGTTTTTTTGTGTGTACTGACGCTCTGAAGACAAACTTTGATTATTGGCAAGAAATAGTGTTTTACATGAGTGAATGGTCAACCAGTATGTTTATATTGGCTTTATAAAAAGAATAGACGAAAGGGATGTTCAAGCCAGCACAAAGGGTGATAGAATAGACAATATTAGATATGCAAAAAAAATCTATGTTTTTTTAAAAAAGTACTTGTTATCTATAAAATATCGTGATATATTATTACTTGTCCGAAAGACAGAAATGAAAAAGTTAGATAAAAAAACTTTTTGA